GCCCACTCTCATAACTATCTCGTAGGAGGTATGCCAAGGAGTTTGACTTATGTCTCTGTTGTATCGATATGATGAGGCTGAACCTGTCGTACTTACGGCATGTACAGCCGGTCTAGTCTGGTCCGGATACTACCCTCAGGGGCAGTTTCACGGATGTGCACTGGATCATGACTTACTCGTTCAACACCTGATGACATGGAAACTTTTCTGTCATTCTGGCGCTAGGACGGTAAGTTCTATCTTAGGTTGGGCCTCTCCTTATCAGAAACAGCCTTACGAGGTTGTTTCCCATAAAGTGTGGTATCCAACCGAGATAATCGATATCGATCGAAATTATCGTAATATTTACGATAATTTTCGAACTTTCTACGGGGTATTTAGCGGGCGTAGTTTTACCGCGCCCTCTACCTACCACGAGAAAAACATGAGACATGCTTCGTACTCTGGAGAGCTAACGTCCTCTACTGAAGGTATAGACCTGACACCTAGTTCTTACGAATTTTACGGTTACTTCGTTGATATTCGTGATAATCACGATAACATTATCAACGATGTTTACTGTACATCCGTGAGTCCTTTGTTGTTCACGCCTGTATCTCATAACTACTCCGGAGGATCACGCTATTGTTTGACGGACCTCCTAGACTATCTCATTAGTCTAGGAAGTGTTGTCAATATAGCCCCTGATCCTCACGGTGGTAATATATGTGTGCGTACCATCTCTGGTATACACTATACATTATCCATGGAGCGAGTTATGGTCTCATGGCATAGCGAACTTGTTGATTTGATCGACAATCATTCCTATACCTGGGATTCGGAATATGTTTTGGAATTCCCTTCCATTCCATATTCTGGCGTTAGCTCTATTGGTGGTCCCTTCCGCTTTCTATCCACCGCTAGTCAGACATTTCGACTGACTAACGGTAAGAAAGATGGTATCGTCTTTGATGATTCGAGTTTTGAATTCTCAGGCCAGTATGGCTCTGGGTTTCATCTCTTATCTCTAGACGGTGGGACTACCAGTACTAGCAGGAATGAGTCTAGAGGTGTGACAATCGAGCAGATGAGATCGAAGCGGTTTCTTCAAGTCTTTGAAGACGCCTGTTACGATAATCTTTTCGATATAGCATCCTCTTGCATTCATTCCACTGTTGCTGCTTTCAAGGACTTAGAGGATTCTGTAAACCCAAATGTTTTACAGAGTCTTTCTAAACTTCCTGAGATCAGCGAGCAGCTTCCGAGAATTCGTGAAGCTGTTGAGGTCTTGTCTAGCTTGGTTAAGAGAGATTTGAGCTATCACACGCTTAAATCTATCTTTGATCTAGCTACATCGACGAAACTATCTGCTGATTTTACGTGGAGACCCTATTTGGATCTCCTTACGAATTATCTTCCGATAGTTTTGACCTCAATACAGTCACTCGGGATTCGCAACTCCGAGCGTGCTATTGGCTACGGTTCTTTTCGTTTCCAGATTATCAATCATCTTGGACGAAAAGCCGTAAACCTTCGTACTCGTACGAAGCTAGTTATGGACACGAGAGGTAACTCTCTCTTGTCATCTATCACACAAGTCGATGCCCTAGGATTGCTACCCAAGGCATCTAACTTGTGGGATTTGTTACCATTCACTTTCGTAGTGAATTGGTTCACCAGTGTAGGTCAATCCATACGTAGGGCGGAATACTCGCTATTACTTGCGACTATACCTGCCTACTATGTGCATACCTACACACTGACGAGTCCTTTAACTGACGAGGAATTAGACCTTTTGAAGGCGTCTAATGCCTCATCGGAGGATCCTGTGCTTAGAGTGTATATAAGAGATGTAACTCTTTGTACACCCTATCCGCGCAACGATCCTTTTGGATTCGGCTTACCCACCCAACTCCCTTCATTGGGGACTGTTGGTAGCCTTCTATATCAGTTGATTTTCAACTGATACTTTATCCAGTCCTGTCAAAGGACTATACCAGCGAAAGGTTGGTACCATGACTATCACATACACACTTGATCACGTTGAATCGACTACTGAGTCGGTCGACGTGGAGGTGGCCGCAAAATCAGAGATGACTTTGCAGCGGACAAGTGTCGACCCCAAAACCGGGGAAGTCACTAGCGTATACGTATTGGCATCGGGTGATAATGCTTACCCGGCTACCGTTACGTATCGTTCTATTGTCCAAAGTCGCAACGGTGCGCCTTCGCGGCGCCTTTCTGCGACTTTCACCACATGGGCTACGGCTGTCAATGATGTCAGTGGGGAGACGATTAAGAAGCCCATCACGGGCACTTTCTCGGCTACTCTACCGGCTGATATGACAGTCGAGCTCGCTGATATGGATGAATTTGTTGGAAACTGTTTCAGCTTCCTCTATCCATCCGTAACAGCAGGTGTCCGTTCCACTTCTTGGCTCCAGAAACTCCAGTACGGAGTTCCTCAGGTCACGTAGTGGAACACTCCGTGAGGATCAACTCCCACGGATCCGTCAGGTATATCAAAATATCTGACGACACACTATTGTTGTGTAGGGATACCATAGATGACGTGAACAAGAACACCTGTTCTCTGTTCATAGCTTCTTGGCTATCTCTCCTAGCAGATAGTCCACTCAATCAAGATGCTTCAAAGCCCTTTAGGGTATATACCAAGTTTCTTGGCCATATACTATCTAACGGACTGAAGAAGACCATCGTTGATTTCTCTGATCTTGCTCATAAACTTGTTTCTCAACAAAGTCTTATGGGCACAGGGACCTCAATAGGTCCCTGGATTGATGGTTTCAAGAATACACCAGTATTCTTTGAATATCATCGTTTTTATCAGACCAGAGATCTCGGTGTCTTACGCTTCCTATACACATTTCTCAACTTCGGTAAGAAGTTGGAATATGTTGATAAGAGCTTCGACGAAACTGCATTTCGCAGTTGGACCGAGATTGAGGGGAGACTAGAACATCTACAGTATGATCTGACAGATCTGTCTTCCTTGAAGACGATTCTTTCAGATCATCTCCCTAATCCAGACTTCCAAAACTTTGCTCCGAAATTCGGGCCAGGTTCGGTATCTGAACGGGGAATTAGGGGTAGAATAGGAAAGATTGAGAACCTAACCTATGATGCCCCTATAGATGTTCTACTTAGAGGAATCTCTTTGGATGAGATGTTCTCTAAGTTCAGACTATTCCGTATTAGCGATATCATCCCTGATATCTCTAAATGGAATAGTGCTAGTGGTGTTACGCAGCGCATCTCCCGACTCATGTTTGTTCCAAAGAACATTAAGACGTCTAGGTCCATTTGTATGGAACCTAATACTCTGATGTTCTTTCAACAAGCAATTCTGGGTCAAATGTTGCGCTGCGTAGATAGGTCTCCTTACACCCGATTCTTTGATGTAAGGAATCAAGAGAGAAATAAGACGTTATCGTTGTATGGTTCTTACACCACCGATATCGACACTATTGATCTCTCTTCAGCTAGCGATAGTGTCGGACTTAACTTGGTCAAGGAAATATTTCCGAAACCTTGGTTAAGTCTTATGCTATCGACTAGATCCCATTCCTGCTATTTACCAAACGGTGACATTCACCGTCTAAATAAATTTGCACCCATGGGATCCGCGTTATGCTTCCCTACGCAAAGTTTGATCTTTGCGTCGGTATGTCTGTACGCGGCAGCTATATACACCTACAACAGAATTCCATACGCCGCCGGATTCGATGATTGGCTGTATCGCAATAGCAAACGTCTTCCTTATCTTTTTAAGAAAGACCTTGGCTGTTACGGCTACTTCCAACCATTGGCAGTGTATGGTGACGATATCTGTGTAGACTCTCGTCTAACACCTATCGTCAAGTCCATCTTGGCTCGTCTGGGTTTCCTTGTAAATGAAACAAAGTCATTTACAGGGTCGCAGTCCTTCCGTGAATCTTGCGGAGGATTCTACCTAGACGGTCACGACATTACTCCTTTATATTTCACTATAGAAGGAGTACGTAGAAGGCTTACGCCTTCTCATGTCGCATCACATGTCCATCTTATTAACGCATGTAGGGATTACGGTTTCAAACACTTGAAATCGTTTCTCACCTCTACGTTAATGACGTGGGGTATACGGACTTCGGAAAAATCTCCGATATCACGTAATCCAATACCCTTCGTCAGCGACCCTGATCAATTTGGTATCGTATGTAATGAACCCGTAAATTCTCATTTACGGCCTCGTTACAACCACGATTACCAAAGAGATGAGGTTCGTAGTTGGACAATCTTACCCTTATCATACGTCGAAGCGCGTGGTCTCCTACCCGCGCTTGACACTTATGAAAAGGTAAGGTGGTGGGCTAGTCGTATTCTACCAGGTTCTACCGAGTTTCATAACCCGGTTGGTAGATACGATACCCATGGTACTAAAATAGGCTGGAGATGGATACCAGTCTAGTACCTAAGTGAGAG